TAAACTCAAACAATTACTGATTAAAACTCTCCCAAAATATAATCTAGAAGAATTTCATATAATTGATATAGATGTAAAATTAGATAGCCTCAAAAATCTAATTGAAAATAAAAAATTATTCTTCAACATAGAGTTTACATTTTTTGTGACACCAAATTACAAATTTGATAAATTGAAATCTCAACAGGATATTGAAATAATAGCACATCAACTGATCGATCTCTTAATGACAAGTAGAACAATTTCTTTCAAAAGATATTAAAGTTTGTTAAATTTTATCTTTTAATCTTTTTTTAGGTATTTATTCTTAAAAGAGATTAATGGAACTAAAAAATGAGAAAGAGTTATTAAAATTTTTAAAACAAAATTTTATTTTAGATATCAAAAAAAAAGATTATTGGAATCCAACTGACGCATACTCGAGACTTTACGATATGCATTTCGAGTTAAAGAATAGAAAAACATCCTATGATGATACAATGATAGAGAAAAGAAAATATGATAAGCTAATGGAATTTCAAAGATGCAGATATATTATTGCCGATCCAACAGGAGTATATTCGTTTGATCTGAAAAAGATACCAGAACCAATATGGGAAGAAAAGGAATTACCTTCATCAACAGAGGGATGGCACTCAAATAAAATAAAAAAGACAGTAGGTTTTATTAATAAAAATCTTGCAAAAAAAATAGGATGAAAGAAGAAAAACACTGCCCGAAATGTGATAGAGATTTACCTATTGAAAATTTTTATAAAAGAAGAGACCGTCCAGGATATTTAACGTATTGCAAGATCTGTACAATTGAAATCAGAAGGGAAGAAAGATTAAGGGATGGTATTGAAAAATATAAGATCCCTGACGAACCAGGAGATTACAAAGGTATTGAAGATATGATAGAAGATCAAAAAAACTTTCTAGAACTCATCGGATGGCAATACTCAGAAAAAACAAAAATATGGTTCAAACCTGGAATCAAAGAAGAGGACGGAACCTGGAACAACATTAAAAAACAAAATTTAGCACCTCCTACCGATTATTCCAAATACTCCAAAGAAGAATTAAAAAATATAATCATAGATATGTATGAGAATGATAAATTAAATGTGAAACATATATCCAAACTCGTTGGAATAAGCTCTACAACTATTTATGGTATCATCAACGTTAAATCAATTAATAAAAAAAAATGGAAATAATTATATACTTTCAAAATAAAATAGTTTATGATTTATTAATTCATCAAGATTATTTCGAATTCAACAAAATTGATCAGGAAACATTTCTTTTCACTTACGCCAGGGAAATACTGGACAACTTCGAGAAAAGATTGCCAAAAAAATATTCATTGACATTATTCTTCTATGAGGTTATGGATGAATCGATCAAACATTATGAACAAAATGAGCAATATGAAATTTGTAATATACTGCTTAAAATGAAACTGGCAGTTGAAGACTCAACTCAAAGAATAAAATTGAATGATATGATTATTGATGAAAAGTAAGGTAATTGATTATATATCAAATAATTATGATGAACTTAAAACTATTACTAAAAAAATTACCTGTAATAATGAGCTAAGTGAGGATCTATTGCAGGAAGTAATATTACAGATATTAGAGAAAAATAGAATAATAATAGATGAAGAAAAGAATATAAAATATTTTATAATAGGAATAATAAGAATTAATTGGAATTCAAAAACATCTCCATTTTATTATAAGATAAGAAGAGAAATAGATAAATATGATGAATTAAGTATTCAACTTCACGATAATTACGATTATGATTATGACATTGAAAAAGAGAATAAAATACTGGCAATGGAAGAAAGCATAGGTGAACTTGATTGGTTCAATAAAGAACTCCTAAGTCATTATGTTGTTCTCGGAAGTTTGAAGAAAGTAAATGAGTTAACAAAAATTCCTATACCAAGTATCAGTAGATACATTAATGAAACGAAAACAAAACTAAAAAAAGAAATAATAAATAAAACAAAATGAACGAAAAAGGAAGTAAAAACAGAAATACTACTGGAGGCAATGATTTATATGAGACAAATCCAAAATATATAGATGATTTATTTATATATGAAAAATATGAAAATGATGGAACATATTTTGAACCTTGTTATGGACTGAATAAATATTTATATAATAAATTAAAAGAAAATTTTGATAATGTTGATGGTGGTGATATTTTAGATGGTAATGATTTTTTAGAATATGATGAAAATAATAAAGTTGACTATATAATAACAAATCCACCATTTAATTTATCATTAGAGTTTATCTTAAAAATGTTCAAGGTGGTAAATAAAAAATTTAGTTTGCTAGTACCATTAAGTTACCTTGATACAATGAAAAGATATTATATCTTTCATAATAATGATTTTAAATGTAAAAATATACTAATTTATTCAAAAAGAATAAGCTTTAAGAAAGGTGGAGGATTACCAGATAAAAATTTAACGGGAATGAGTTTTTGCTGGATTACTTGGGATAAAGAATATAAAGGTGACACAACAATAAAATGGATAAAAAATTTTTAATATTATGAGCTGTAAAACTTGCAAGAAAAAAGTGGTACAACAATTACCACAACCAATGGATGAAAATCTAATAGTTAATGAAGAAATATATATAAAATTAAAGAGATTAGATTTTATATTTCACAGTAGGAATCCAATTGTATATATGGATGAAATAAAAGATTTATGGTATAAAATTTTTGATGTTAGTTTACAAATGGAAAATATAAACACATTAAAGATTATATTCTATGATTATTTAGAAAAAAATCAAATAGCGTTATGAGTGGAAGAAAAACAAATGTAGGTGAATATGAAGAACGAATGGTTGAAGTATTCGAAATGATGTTGTATAAAAAGCTATCGTATGTAGAATTTAAAAAACAAGCAGCCGAACGATTCGGTATCTCGCAACGACAAGCCGAGAACCTTTATGCAGATGCAAGAACTCGTTTAAAAGAACGTTTCGATGAAGATAGAGAACAAATACTGCAAGAACAATTAGCACGTCTGTATGACCTGTTAAATCGATGCAGGGAAGCTGGAAATAGAAAGGTTGAATCTGAAGTACTGAGGGACATAAGTAAAATTTATGGAGTTGAACAACCAACCAAAGTGGATATAACATCTGGCGGAGAGAAAATCAATATCCAAATAAATTTAACATAATTTTTTTTATATATCTGATAAAAAAATTTCGTATTTAACATATGAAACCAATAACTATCATAATACCAAACAAATACGACCAAGTACCTAAACTAACACTTGAATCACTTTATGAACAAACCTTTAAAGAGTTTGATATAGTAATCATAAATGATTTCGATGGTAACGCTTGCAAAGCAAGGAATGAAGGACTCAAACACGTTGATACACCTTATGTGTTATTCTCAGATAATGATTTGATTTGGGCAAAGGATGGAGTGGCAACATTATATAATACTTTAGTTCAACATCCTGAATGTAGTTGGTCATATAGTAAATTTATGTTGGGTAAAAATTGTATCGGAAATAAACCATTTGATCCCGCATCATTATTTAACAAAAATTATATCACAGGTAATTCATTGTTTGTGACCAAAGATTTCCCCGGATGGGATGAAAATATAAAGAAATTACAGGATTGGGATGTTTTCTTAACACTAACTGAAAATGGAAAGAAAGGAATATTTTGTGATAAAATAATATTTGAAACACCAATTCGAGATGGAATTTCAAATACTGGTATTCACTCAAATGTGGCAAGACAAATAGTTTTGGATAAACACTCAAAAAAGGAAATTAAAAAAATAATAGAACCAAATATAAGAAGAAGAATACTACGATGAAATATGATATAATTATTCCAAGTTGGAACCAATCAAGATATGTTGTTAATTGTTTAACATCAATAAAAAAATACTCAAAGGATTATAGGGTGATATTTGTCGATAACGATAGTTTAAAGACCGAATTAGACATTATCTTACCAGTGTTGAATACATTACCCCACAAATATATTAAACTCCTTAAAAACGAAGGATTCGTTAAAGCAACAAATATTGGAATATTAAATTCAGAAGCACCATTTATTGTGTTAATGAATAATGATGTAGAATCAGTCGAAGGATGGTTAGATAAATTGGTTCAACCATTGGAAGAAAGTTCAACCGTTGGAAGAAAATCATAATGTGGGTTTATCTGGCCCGTTAACTACCGCTCAAAATAGTTGGCAAGGTAGACATCCAAAAGATATAAAAGGATATATGATTTTAGAAATAGGAATGTTAGCCTTTTTTACAACGATGTTTAAAAGAGAAGTGTTAAATGTGATTGGATTGTTGGATGAATCATTTGGTGTAGGATTAGGTGATGATGATGATTATTGTCAAAGATGTTTAGATCACGGATATAAAATGGCATTGATTCAGGACTTAATAATCCCACATCACCATAGAACAACGTTTAAAACATTATATACAGAACAAGAAATAAAAACTATGCAAGATAAAGCAATAAAATATTTCAAAGACAAACATAATTTAAATGGCTGAGATAAATCTATTACCAAAACAATCAATTGCATACAAATATCTTATTGATGATACTACCAAAGAAATATTATATGGAGGTTCTGTAGGTTCAGCTAAAAGTACGTTAGGTTGTATTTGGGTTATATCTATGTGTCTGAAATATTCTAAAACAAGATATCTTATCGGTCGAAGTAAATATACTCAATTAAGATTGACCACAATGAAAACATTGGTAGATGTCCTTAATTGGATGGATCTTAAATCTGATGTACATTATAATTTAAATAACCAAACCAATGTATTAACATTTATAAATAAAAGTGAAATAATATTCAAAGACTTAGCTTATTTTCCGTCAGACCCCGAATATGATTCATTAGGTTCACTTGAAATAACTGGGGCATTTTTGGATGAAGCATCACAATTAGATTATAAAGTTTATAATATCATCAAGACACGTATAAGATATAAATTAAATGAATATAAATTAATACCCAAACTTCTACTTACTTGTAACCCAAGTCAGGGATGGTTGAAAAAAGAATTCTATATACCTTATATTGAACAATCGTTAGAAAGTAATAAACAATTTGTACAGGCGTTACCTTCAGATAATCCTTACCTTCCCGAAAGTTATATTGAGACATTAAAATCATTACCAACAGAATCATATAAAAGATTATATTTGGGAGATTGGAATTTTAATGATGATATAAATAACATATTTAAATATGAACATATAATTAACTCAATGTTCTCACTTGATATTAATCAAACAAATGAAAAATATATAAGTGCCGACATTGGTAGGTATGGAACAGATTTAAGTGTTATTGTTGTGTGGGTAGGTAATGTTATTGTTGAAATACAAAGTTATCAGAAAAATTCAATTCCACAACTCGCAACTGAAGTTGAATCTTATATGAAATCATATAATATAAAGAGAACTAATGTAATATGTGATGATAATGGTGTAGGTGGAGGATTAACTGATATTTTAAAGTGTAAAGGATTCATATCAAATGAACGTCCCATTAATGGAGAAAACTATAATAATTTAAAAACACAATGTTATGTTAAACTATCAGAATTATTTAATAAAGGTGAGATATCAATTAATATTAACAATCCAACTTTGATAGATAAAATAATGGAAGAGTTATTGGTTATTAAATTAAAAAATGTGGATAAAGATACAAAAGTAACAATCAATACCAAGGATGAACAAAAAAGAATTTTAGGACATTCACCTGACTTTGGGGATGCAATTATGATGAAGATGTTTTATAACATACCAATTAAAAATAGATCAACGGGAAAATACAGCCTCATAAAATTATAAATAATTTTTCGTATATTTTAGAAAAAAAAAACTATGGGAAAGAGATTAGAAAATCAAATTGGATTAAAGTACAATAGATTACTTTTAAACAAAGAACTTGAACCACACATTTATCCAAATGGTAAATCACGAAGAAGATTTGAATGTATTTGTGATTGTGGTAAAATAACTGAAGTACTTTTTAGTGATTTACGAAATGGTAATACTAAAAGTTGTGGATGTTGGAATTTAGAAAGCAGTAGTATATCTGGAACAAATAGTATTAAGCACGGAGATTCATACTCTACATCTGAATATCATTATCTTTATAATACTTGGGATGGAATTAAGAAGAGATGTTTAAAAGAGTATAATCATAATTATAAAAATTATGGTGGTCGTGGGATTATAATGTATGAGCCTTGGATTAATAACTACCAAGATTTTAAAAAATGGATATTGAATAACTTAGGTGAAAGACCAGAAGGATATTCAATTGATAGGATAGATAACAATAAAGGATATTTACCTGGAAATTTACGCTGGGCAGATAGAACAACACAAAGTAAAAATAGAAGAAATGGCAAGAGTAACGTTTGAAATCGAAGGAATAAATTATGAAATTCCTGATTATATTAGTATTGAAAATTATGTTAAAACATTTAAAATTAGAAATTTATTTGTGGACGAATTTTTCTCTGTTAAATTACTTAACATATTAACCGGAGCACCAATAGATAAATTAATGGAAGTTAATTATACAATCATTGAAAAGTTATGTAATTATGCAACCAGTCTATATCCCAAGGATGAAAGATTCATACAGAAATTTGAATACAATGGAATCAAGTATGGGTTCTTACCTAACTGGAAAGATATGAGTTTTGGTGAGTTCGTTGACCTTGACAGTTTAATGAGCAAGAAAGGTGATGATCTGTTAGACCATACACATATTATTACAGCAATACTGTATAGACCAATTATAGAAGAAAATAAAAAGGGATTATATAAGATTGAGAAATATGATTCGGATACGATGTTAGAACGTGCCGAGATATTTAAAAATATAGACTCCAAATATTTTGTGAGCAGCCAGTTTTTTTTTCACAAATTCGAAATGAAATATTTCGATCGTTTCCAGGAATCTTTAACCCCGAAGATGTCGATGTGGATGCAACTGAAGATACTATGGAAGGCGAGGAAGATAATTTATCGTCTAACTTTCAAAAAAGATTCGGTTGGTATGCAGTCATTGAACGACTTGCAGGCGATGATATTACAAAACATAATCAAATCACAGCAACAAAGCTGGTGGAAGCGTTTAACCACTTGGTTTATCTCATTGCTAAAGATGAAGAACAAAAAAAAGAATACGAAGCAATGAAGAGAAAAAATGCCCAACGATAAATTCTAAAAATTATATTTATAAATATGATTAGTAATTATAAAAGTTTATTAAATGATATTGGACTTATAGCTTACAATCACAACCAGATAAATTCATTTGGTTATGGTGATTTAAGTCAGATTACAAATGATATAGAAACTCATTTGGAACCTCTATATGTCAGGATGTATATTGTCCCTGGTTCAACAATTTTTAATAATGGTTCAATTCAATATAATCTAAGTATTATTATTTGTGATAAAATTGAAGAGGATTTATCAAATCAGGTTGATGTACTTTCAGATACATTAGAAATTTCAAAAGACATTTTTACCATACTGTTAAACTCATATGGGGATGACTTTGGTAACTTTTCCGAATATTATGATCCAACATTCGGCTCAATAGTCACTCCATTCCTTGAAAGATTTGATACAATACTCGGTGGTTGGACTCTAAACATATCAATTAACCAACCTTTCAGTTATAATACCTGTATAATCCCTTCTACCGAGTTATTTTTACCCGAGGATACATCTACATCCAATTACAAACAAATGGTCTTAGATCTCCTTGAAATAGGTATTAAACATAAACAATTAAACTCGGTTGGTATTGGTGATCTTCCACAATTAACGAATGATATTGTTACCAAAGTATCACCTTTATATCCAAAAATGTATATTATACCCTCGAATGTAACACTTAATGAGAATGAATTATATTATAATTTTAACATAATTGTTGCGGATAAATTAAAATTAGATTATACAAATCAAAGAGATGTAATGAATGACACTCTTGAAATTTGTAAAGATATCTTTGCAACATTGGAAGACAGTGAATATAATGCGTCCTTTGGCGTAACCTGTGAACCATTTTTAGAAGAGTATGATGATGTATTGGGGGGATGGAATATGAATATCCAATTAATAACAACGTATAATTATAATAGATGTTCTGTACCAATGGATAGATTTGATTATAAAAAATGGTATCAAATATCCGAATTATGGAATAAAATAACTAAATACTGGAAAAATGTATAGAATATGTCAAATTTAACTAATAAACAAGTCAATCAAACTTTCCCATCTTTAATTAAATTACAGGATGCTGAAAGTCATTTAACATCTACACCTCAACCATTAACCGATGGGATTGGAAATATATTACCAATAGAAGTTTCAACTACTGGAGTTACCATAGATGGATTATCTGTAACAGGAATAACTATCAATGATGTTGTATATACAGGAACGACAGATGGAACCAGTGGTACATCAGGAACCAGTGGAATATCAGGAACGAGTGGAACATCTGGTACTAATGGAACATCTGGTACTAATGGAACTTCTGGCACATCAGGAACTTCAGGTATTTCTGGCACATCAGGAACATCTGGTATTAATGGATCAAGTGGAACTTCAGGTATTTCTGGCACATCAGGAACATCTGGTATTAATGGAACAAGTGGAACAAGTGGTATTGATGGAACATCAGGAACTTCAGGTATTTCTGGCACATCAGGAACTTCAGGTATTAATGGATCAAGTGGAACTTCAGGTATTTCTGGCACATCAGGAACTAGTGGTCAAGATGGGACTTCTGGTTCAAGTGGTACTTCTGGTATTAGCGGTACATCTGGTACTTCAGGGATAGATGGAGTTAACGGAACTTCTGGTACTTCAGGGATAGATGGTATCAATGGAACTTCTGGAACAAGTGGTATTAGTGGAACATCAGGTTCAAGTGGAACATCTGGTTCGAGTGGTAGTTCAGGATCTACTGGTACAAGTGGAACATCAGGAAGTTCTGGTACGTCAGGAACAAGTGGTGCTGACGGGTCTTTAAACGCATTGTCATATACCGCTGTAGCTGATGCTGGCCAATATTCTGGATTTGTTAATGGTAATGATATATCAGTATCTTATGATTATACAAATAGACAAATAACATTAACGGGTGACTTATCATATTATTGGGAAGGAGTAAAACATACATTAACATCACCGTGGACATCAACGTCTCATACATCAACACAGGGTGTTTGGTATTTATATTCCACAGATGGAATTAATTTTGTTTGGTCACAAGATATTTGGTCATTTAAAGATGTAATGGTATGTTCTGTAAGATACGGATCATCCGCAACGGAAACGTTTGCAATAAGAGAAACACACGGATTAATGGACTGGTGGGCTCACCAAGAGTTACATCAAACTATAGGAGCTTATAGATCATCTGGCGGAAGTTTAACCGCTGGAACATATACCGAAAATACATACACCAATTCTGCAGTAACCCCTGGATTTGATGCAGCAATTATAAAGGATGAAGATTTACAAACATCGATTCCTACGTGGAGTGAAGGGACATATACAACCGTATATATATCAGGCACAACTATAATTTATAATACAGCGTCATCATATCCATTTATTGCCGCTGGAACAAATCAATTTATACAAGTTAATAATCCAACGACGGGAACTATGACCGCTGGAATATCAAACAGATATTATAACGTATACCAAATATTATTACCTGCGGCTAATGATGTAAATTCTCAACGATATAGAATGATAATGTTACAACCACAAACAACATTTACATCGTTGGCCTCGGCTAAAGCGGAGGACACAAATGGATTACTATTAGGAACTTTATCAGGATTATCTCCAGAATTTGTCATATATGCAAGAATAACGTATATCACATCAAACCAAACAAACTATGGTAAGTGTGCAATTGCTACTGGAGGAATTTCTTATGTAACGGGTACTAATAAATCACAAATATCAATTTCAGGAATATCACCAACAGATCACGCAAACTTATCAAATTTAACGTGGTCAACTTCAGCTCATATAGGCAATGTCAATACCCTTGCTGGGTTTGATGCAAGTGGAAACGCCACATACTATAGTATAGAAACAGGTTCTTCAGGAACTTCTGGTACATCAGGTATTAATGGTTCAAGTGGAACATCTGGCGTTAATGGAACTTCTGGCACATCAGGTATTGACGGAACGTCTGGCACAAGTGGAAGTAATGGAACAAGTGGAACATCTGGAATTGATGGTACTTCAGGAACTTCTGGTATTAATGGATCAAGTGGAACTTCAGGTATTAGTGGAACAAGTGGTACTTCTGGTAGTTCAGGAACATCTGGGGAAAGTGGAACAAGTGGTACTTCAGGAACATCAGGAAGTGACGGATCATCTGGAACTAGTGGAATTGATGGTACTTCTGGTAGTTCAGGAACGTCAGGTATTAGTGGAACTAGTGGAACATCAGGAGCATATACAGGAACAACATATGATACATTATATTATAGTGGAAATACATTATTTACTCCGGCATTAACTGTAAGTGGAACACCATTTAATGAAGTTGCAATCAATCCAATTACGGCAACAACATATACATTTGTAATATCAGATAGTGGAAAATTGGTTACATTTGGTTCTGCATCGGCAACAACTATCACAGTTCCGCCAAATTCAGGTGTAACATTTAATGTAGGAACAAAAATTGATTGTGTTCAGGTAGGTGCAGGTAAAGTAACTTTCCAAGGCGGTACTGGAGTAACAATTAATTCAAAGGGAACTAATAAAGCAATCGGTGCTCAATTTGTTGGAGTATCATTAATAAAAACGGCAACTAATACTTGGTTGTTAATAGGAGATTTAATAGCATAATATATGAGTAGTTTTGCATTGGGAATATTATCAGGAGCAGCAGTATCAGTTAGTACATACGATATTGAAGTATTAGTTGTTGCCGGAGGTGGTGGCGGAGGTAATTCATTATATACTGGTCGTGGTGGTGGAGGCGGTGGTGCCGGTGGAGTAATTTACACTGGTTATACTATAACTCCTTCAAATAACTATACCGTTACTGTTGGTAGTGGTGGTAATGGTGCTGGTGGTTTAGATGTAAATGGAACAAATGGTAATGATTCAGTATTTGATACACTAACTGCTATTGGTGGTGGATTTGGTGGACAAATTAAAGATAATGGTAATGCTAATACAGGACCAGGTAATGGTGGTTCTGGTGGTGGTGGATGTTCTCAAAATGACGTAGGAGGAACCGGAACTAGTGGACAAGGATATAATGGTGGAACAGGTTATGAATCTGGTACATATTATTTTGGTGCCGGTGGTGGTGGTAAAGGGTCTGCCGGAGGAAACTCTTCAACATCAGGTTGTGGTGCTGCAGGAGCAGGAGTCAATTATTCAACATATTTTGGAACTAGTGTAGGTGAATCTGGATACTTCGGTGGTGGTGGAGGTGGAACAGGTTATAAATCTGGAGTATATTATAGAAGTGTTGGTGGTTCAGGTGGTGGAGGCGATGGTGCTTCAACTATTGCTGCCGGTGAAGCAGGAACTGCTAATACAGGTGGTGGTGGTGGTGCTGCACAAAATAATGGTTTATCAACATATGGTGGTGGAGCTGGTG